TCAAAGCCTATTGAGTATCGTCCTATGGGTGATTTAGATTTTAAGGAATTTCTTTATAACTATACAGATGATACGGATTTCTTTAATAAGAAGTATAAAGAAACTTACCAAGAAACTTATGGACGTTACAGATATGTAACAGAGAATGAGTTTATGTCGGCTACAAGTGAAACAAAGATAATCTTTAGTCCTACTCCTTTAGTTGGTGATAATGCAAGTGATAGAGTTATATCTAGGATATGGGATGTAGATGCTTCTAATACTGTAAAGAGTAAAGCATTTAATATTCGTTTGCTTTATCGTGGTGGTGTTAAGACTTCAAATGTAGCCTTTGAGCATATTGGCAGGGTAAGTGGACTACATTTAACTACTCAGTATTTATATGCAGGACACGTAGATAATCCAGTATCACCTACTTTAGATTTATGCTTTGGAGTTCCACAAGAAATATACTATAACACATCTTACTATACTAATAATAATTTATTCAATGCTTATCATAAAAGGTTTATTGATGAGATAAGCGATAGAGATAGTAAGATAGTAACAGCTTATTTTTATTTACGTCCTAGTGATATAAGAACATTAGACTTTAGGAATCAGTTTTGGTTTGATAATGCTTATTTTAGATTAAACAAGATATATGATTATGACCCATTAAAGAATGAAGTAACAAAGTGTGAGTTTATAAAGATAAAAGAGCATGGTTCTTTTGATGCTGTTGTTCAGCCTTTACTTGGGGGTGTAGGTGCTGCTATTGGTTTAGAGGTATCACCTTTTGTTGGTGGTGGGGCTTATGATGTAAAAGATAATGTTTATCAATCGGGTGCAGCAAGGTCAATGCAAACGGGTGAAGATAATATATTAAATGATAATTTACGAGGGGCTATAATTCAAGGGGATGGGAATGTGATAGGTGATTCTTATAATGTTGCTTTATTAGGGTCTAGTGGTAATATTATAGGTAGTGGTAGTCACAATATAAGTATAATCAATTCAAGTGGAGATATAATAGATGGTGGTTTAAAGAATGTAACATTGATTAACTCTAGTGATATAGAGGTAGGTAGTGGTGATATTTTATTTATCAATAATATTGCTATGCCTACTTTATTCCAACCATACGCTCCTATAAGGAGGGTGAGTGGAGCGAGTTATAATATGAAAGTTTTTGATGGGACTATCTTAGTAACAACGGGGGCAAGTAATACGACAATCAATTTAACATTAGGTGCTGCACAATTTGCTACACAATGGGTGCAATATGAGTTGTTGGGCTTTCCAATAACGCAATATTTAACAAAGGTATTTAATATAAAGAAGATAGATAGTGGAGTGGGGAGTGTAGTGATAACACCTCCTAGTGGGACGATAGATGGTGCTGCTACATTTAGTTTTAACACACAATACCAAAATATGACTATTCAATACGATGGTACTAACTGGCATATAATATGAGTTATAATCCAAATACAGGAGGCGGTGCATCGTGGGGTAGTGTTACAGGTACACTATCGGCACAAACAGATTTACAGACGGCTTTAGATACGTCTAAATTTTATATTACACCAACAGGTGATATAACTATACCTGCATTATACACAGCGCATGTTTCAGGTTATTACGAGATAGCAGACACAAAATATTTAGAAATAGGCGAAGGTTCAACTTTAGAAATAGGATAAAAAATGGGATTAAAAATGACAAAGGGCGCAGCACCCTCAACACCAGCAGCTAACAAAACAGAATTTTATATTGATACAAACCGCAGAGCTTGTACGATAGATGACAATGGAGTTATATCTGTTCTTAATCATAACGGGTTAGATGAACGTAATATACTTGTTAATGGAGGGTTTAGTGTTCAGCAAAAGGTAGCAGTAGCATCGACAGCTATTGCAAGTGTGTCAACAACTACGAGAGCAGGTGTTGTAGCGGATGCTTGGAGTGTTACTACTTCGGTAGCGACTAACTTAAATTGGCAACAAGTAGACACGGGTTCTGCTCCTGACACGGGACTAGACTCTCGTTACTATGGTTCTATTATCGCAGCGACAGCAGGTAAAAAGGTTATGGCTAGTCAATGGATATTAAACGAAGATATGCGTCATTTACTAGGTAAGAAAGTAAGGGTTTCTATTAAGCATAATATGAAAGTAGGAACTTCTAAAAACTTTAAACTAGGACTTTTGCAATTAACAAGTGCAGGAACTATTGATACGTCCCCTGCTTTTTTAAGTGGTGCATGGAGTGTTACAACAGCAGTAGACCCAACATGGAATACAAACTTAGCAGCTATAACACCAGACCCAAGCCCAACGGGAGAGAACGGAACAATAACAGGTGCTTATCTTGTTTGTGCAACGGTTGAGAATACATGGACACGTTCTAGTGCAGTTTTTACAGTACCAACAAATGCAAAGAACTTAGTAGTGGTTTTCTTTTCAGATGCAACAGGAGGTACAACGGATAACGTGAGTATTGCAGAAGCACAAATAACTTTAGGTACTGAGGCTGTTGATTATATCGAGCCTTCTTTTTCTGAAAACTTACTAAGATGTCAAAGACGTTTTTGCAAATCATTCCCTTTAACAACTGTCCCTGCTGCATCATTAGCAGTAGCAACGGCAGGTAATGGAGTTACTGGAATAATCGGTAAGGCAGCAGCAACGGCATTAGCTTGTTACATTAATATAATCTTTCCCGTAAGAATGTTTAAAGTACCTGCTATTACATTATTTACACCCGTAGGAGCAGGAGCAGTACCTTATAGAATAAGTGGTACAACACCTGCCGTACAAACAGCATCAGCGCAAACGGGGATAATGGATTATGGATTAGTAGTATCTGCAACGGGTGATGTAAACGGGGCAGTAGGAGATTTAGTAGGAGTTCACTATACGGCAAGTGCCGAAATTGTAGCATAAGAAATGGCAATAGAAGAAGCAATAAATATAAAGATAAATGCCGATGCAGGAGCAAAGAGTTTATCTGAGTTAAAGAAAGAGTTTAAAGAAACCCAAAAGACTTTAGAGGGGCTTACACAAGGCTCTAAAGAATACATCGCTACGCTCCAAAAGTTAGGAGGGATAAAGGATGATATAGGTGATTTAAACACTACTATCAAAGCATTTAATCCCGAAGGTAAGATACAAGCCTTTGGAACTGCTATTGGTGGTGTTGCTAGTGGATTTCAAGCAGCACAAGGGGCAGCAGCCTTATTCGGTCAAGAGGGTGAAGCGTTACAAAAGACACTTTTAAAGGTACAAGCTGCGAGTGCTTTAGCTGATGGAATTAAGGGTGTTGTTGGAATGGGTGATGCTTTTAAAGTATTGGGAGCAATCGTAAAGGCTAATCCTATATTTTTAATCATTGGAGTAATCACAGCGATAGGAGGTGCGTTATTTGCTTTAAAGGATAAGGTCGCTTTTATTGGCGATGCTTTTGAGGCTGTTGGTGAAGTAATCGGTTATGTAATAGATAAAGGTAAAGAGTTCTTAGATTGGATAGGGGTTACTTCCTTTGCTTTGGATGATATGCGTGATTCTATTATTAGTAATAATAAAAAGATTCAAGAAGCAAATGCATCTAGATACGATAGTGAAATAGCAGATGCAAAAAGAGCAGGTAAAGAAACTGAAATTTTAGAGATTAAAAAGCTACAAGACTTTACAAAAACAAACGATGCGATTATACTCCAGTTAAGATTAAGAAAACAAGCTAATGGAGAATTAAGCGAAGAAGAACAAAAGCAATTAGACGAACTAGTAGAGGCTAATAAAACGGCTTATAATGAGATTAGGAATGTAGCAGATAAATTTCAAGATGATAGAGTAGCTAAAAACAAAAAAGCTAATGAAGAATTAAAAACAGCCTTAGACAAGGAGAGGGAAGAAAGCAGACAAAGAGCATTACAAGCTAGGAAAGATTTAGAAGAACTTGAAGCAATGCGAGAGCGGTGGCATCAGGAAGAATTAAAAAGATTACAAGAAATAAAAGATAAGGAATTTGAAACATCTGAAAAAGAGATAGAAGATATTTATGCAAATCAAAATGCTCGTAATGAGTTAATAGCTTTAAACAATCAAAATCAATACAATGGTCTTTTATTAAACCTTCAAGCAGAAAGAGATTTAAAACTACAAAACACAGAATTAACAGAAAGTGAGATACTTTTAATTAAAAAGAAGTATGCAGATGAAGAAGATGCTTTAAAAAGAGAGCAGTTTGAAAAGTCAATAGCCGTAACACAACAAGCGGTTGATGCCACAAGGGCTATTACTGACATAGCTTTTGGTTATGCTTTAAAACAAGCACAAGGAAATGCAAAGAAAGAGAAAGAGATTAAGAAGAAACAATTTAAACTAAACAAGGCTTTTAGTGTAGCTCAAATTATTTTAAATACAATTATGGGTATTACACAAGCATTAGGGAATAACCCACCTCCATTATCTTGGGTAACTGCTGGTATTAATAGTGCTATGGGTACTGCTGCAACTATTAAAGCATTATCAACTAAGTTTGATGGTGGCGGAGATGATGGTGGTGGTGGTGGTGCTAATATAGGAAGTTTGGGAGGTGGTTCGGGTGGAGTAGCCTTAGCTCCACCAATAACAGGTAGCACACAACTTAATCCCGATGGGACAATAAAAAGTCAAGGGACATCAAAAGAGCCAATGGTTAAGGCATTTGTAACAGAAACGGATATAACAAAGTCACAAAAAAGAGTAAACACAATTGAAGAAAGATCTAAGTTGTAATGCACAAAATATTAATTATTTACATATAATAGTATGGATAAGAGTTTACCGATTTATAAAATGGTTATCGACCCCGATAAAGAAGATAGCGGAGTTGATTTTATAGCCTTAGTTGATGCACCTGCAATACAAGTTAATTGGTTTGCATTTGATAATCATGTTAGATTTAAAGCAGACGTAGAGCGTAAAATTATCGTTTCTCCTGCTATGATTCCTGACCTACCTATTTACAGACGTACCGAAAAGATGGGAGAGTTCTATGTTGTTTTTGACAAAGAGCAAATTAATCTAATGCAAGAAAAGTTTATGGAGAAATCATTTCTACATAACATAAACGAGATGCACGATGGGACTAAAGTACTGGATGGTATTATAATGAAAAATAGTTGGGTGTCCGATGAACAGATGGGAATTAAAGCACCCGAAATGTTTAGCGACTTACCCGATGGTACATGGTTTATATCTTACAAATTTAAGGACGATGCAATGTGGCAACGCTTTGTAAAGGATGGAGAATTTAAAGGAGTATCAGTAGAGGGGATGTTTGATTTAGTCCCTTATGAGCAAACTTTTGAATCTCAATTTGAGGAGTTCTTAAATCAGATTGCACACTAATATAATTAATTACATATATAATAAAAGACTATTCTAATGAAATTCGAAAACGAAAAAGTACAATTAGCATACGATAAGATGGTAGCGTTCTTTAATACGCAAAAGCCAGTTGAAGAAATCGTTACTACTGAACAGAAATTTACCGATGCAAAATTGCAGACAGGTGAGATTATTCAATACGATGCTCCTGAGTTATCTCAAGGTGTTGTTGTTAATCTTGTAACCCCTGAAGGGATTTTACCTATTCCTGATGGTGAGTATCTTTTAGAAGATGGTTCTAAGTTAGTAACGAGTGGTGGTTTGGTTGCTGAATATGTAAAGGTAGAAGAATCACCCGAAGGCGAAGTAGTTGAACCTACAACACCTGCAACACCACAAGCAGGAGCAATGGAACAACCATCAGCACCAAAGCGAGTAATTAAATCACAAGTAGAAGAACACGTTTTTCATTTGGAACTTGAGGGATTCGAGCCTATTAAAGTAGACTTTAGTTCTTTGATTGCACCACTTGTAAAAGAGAATAAAGAATTGAAAGAAACATTAAAAGAAACTTTTGAAGCGGTAAAAGAGTTAGGCAATGAGCCTTCTGTAAAGCCTACTGAAAAAGTGAAGCTATTTGCTACTAAGCAAGATAGAGCAGAAATAAAAGAAGCATTTAAAAAATTAACTAAATAAATATATAAACTATGTCAAGTTACACAGTAAGTTCGTTACCAGAGTATATCGAACAAAACAAATCGGAACTATTACACGCTTCCATTGTAGGAGCGCAAACGCTTACATACCCTATTGATATTATCACAGGTGTAAAGCACAAACAAACAATTAATTTTACATCTATTACTGCGCCCTTTCAGGCAGGTGGCAGTTGCGCCTACAACGCATCAGGTGATACAACTTTCACTCAATCAACTATCACGGTTGCAGATGTAAAAGTAGAAAACGAATTTTGTCCTAAAATCCTAGAAGACAAATACACTCAAAAGTATTTGAAGCCTGGAGTTAAACAAGATGCAATGCCATTAGAACAATACATCACAGGTATTGTAAACGAAACTATTGCATCTCAAATGGAACAAGCTATTTGGCAAGGTAATACGGCTTTCACTTTCTCTACGAACTTGAAACAATTTGATGGTTTGATTAAAGCTATTGATGCAGCATCTCCAACTTTTGCAACAGCAACAGCAGACGTAACAGTTTCAAACATTATCAGTATCTTACAAGATATGTACACGATTGCACCTGCAAACATTTTATCTAAGGACTTAGTTTTCCTTATGGGTAAAGATGTATTCCGTTTGTTAGTAAATGCTTTAGGTAATGCAAACTTGTATCACGTACCAGTTAATACTACTTTAGGTACTTGGGAGATTAACTTCCCTTACTTCAATATCAAAGTAATTGGACTTGATGGATTGAGTAACATCACAAACACAACTGCAACTTACAAGGATAGAATCTTCTTAACATATTGGGATAACTTGTATTTCGCAACTGACTTACAAAACGATTCAGAAAACTACGAAATGTGGTACTCACAAGATGACAGAGTATTCAAGATGTCTGTTGAGTGGAAAGCAGGAGCAGGAGTAAAATTCGGTTCGGAAGTAGTATCTTACAAAAATTCTTAATAATCGGAGGGGTGTAAAAAGCCCCTCCTTAATAACTTATACAAATGGCTTTATCGGATTGTATTATAATTAACGGGAATGAATTTGATTGTGCCGATGCTGTTGGTGGGGTTGCTGAAATCTATATTACAGAGTTCGCAAACGTGCCACAAGCAAACATCACAGCGAGTTCAGGAACTATTACTGCTATGACTTGTTCTAGTGGTAAGAAGTTTTGGACGTTCCAAGTTGAGAAGGAAAACGCTCAATTTACACAAACAGAACAAAGAAGTGTTGAGAATGGTACATTATTTTATGACCAATCTGTTACGCTTACTTTAAAGAAGATGACTGCTGCTAAACGTAACGCATTGCATATCTTAGCTAAGAATCGTTTAATGGTTATTGTAAAAGATAACAACGGAACGTATCAATTAGCAGGACAGGTAAACGGAGCAGATTTAACAGGTAACGAAGGAACAACAGGAAAAGCATTTGGGGATATGTCAGGATATACATTGACAATCACAGGCAAAGAAAAAGACCCTGCAAACTTCGTAACAGCATCATTGCTTACTACATTAACAGTACCAGCTTAAGTTTTTAGTTTTAGTTTCCATAGGGAAGTAGGAGGGTTCATAGCCTCCTATTTTTTTTTGCACAAAACGGGAATTTATTACATATATAAGTAGATGCTTGTAATTAACAAAAACACAAACAATACTTTAATAGTTACGTTGCAGGAAAAGGTAACGCTAACAACCCCTTATTATTTGTTTGTTTTTACGAATGATACAACTAATGAGGAGGTAGTATTTTTACAAAGCAATACGAGTACACATACTGATAGGTACGACCAATTTTTGATAACAGAGAGAAGCACAAGTTTAAATGCTTCAAGTGGTATTATAGAGTTTTTGCCCGTTGGCAGTTGGACTTATAGAATATATGAACAGGCATCATCTAGTAATTTAAACCCTGTAAATACGGGAGGATTGTTAGAAACAGGTCAAGCAAAGGTAATCGGAACGAACGAAACATATAGCACTTATTCAGGTCAAGATATAACATACAAAGTCCATGAGCGAAACCAGTAACGCAATATACATAAAGTTCGAGAATCATAAAGTACCTGAATTTAAAGAGGTAAAGAATAAAGATTGGATTTATTTTGGGGACGATAATATGTACCCTGATTATTTGATTGAGCTTTATTTACGATGTGCTAAACATAACGCTATTGTAAATGGCAAGACAAATTACATCTATGGTGGTGGTTTGGTTATTGATGACAGCACAGCAAACGTAACTCAAAGGGCTATTGCTGATAAATTCCTAAAGACATTAAAACCTTTTATTAATGATATGATTAAAGACTTTGAAATCTTTAATAGTATTGCTTTAGAGGTTATTTATAACAAGGCAGGGAATGACGTAGCATCGTTTGCTTATATGCCTATGAGTAAGATTAGAACAAATAAGGATGAATCTTTATATTTCTATTCTAATGACTGGAATAAGAACACAAAACAGGATGCTGAGAAAACAGGGTTTAAAGAGTTTAAACCTTTCGACTTTGACAATAAGGTTAAGAGTTCACAGCTATTTGTTTTTAAATTAAAGTCCCCTAAGAATGGAGTAGATAAGAATGTTTACGGGATTCCGAACTATATCGGAGCGACTAGTGCTATTGAAACAGATGTAGAGATTTCTAACTTCCATTTGAATAACATCAAATCGGGATTCTCGATGGGAACAATTATTAACTTTAATAATGGAGTACCACCAACGGAAGAAGCAAAAGAAGATATTGAAGCACAAGTAAAGAAGAAAGCAACAGGAACGGATAAGGCAGGAGGGTTAATTATTACCTTTAATAAGACAGCAGAAAACGCTCCTACTATTACATCTTTTGTACCTAATGAATTAGATAAACAATTTATTGAGATAGGCAAGAGAGTAGACCAAGAGATATTCACGGCTCATAATATTGTTTCTCCTACTTTGTTTGGTGTAGCAACTGAGGGAGCTTTAGGGCAACGTAACGAGATGATTGATGCTTATGAGTTATTTCAATCAACTTATGTAAGCGTGCGCCAAAGTGTTTTAGAAGATATTATAAATGGCTTTGCATCATTGTTTGGTATTGCTAATAGAATTTATTTTAAGCGTTCTAATCCAGTAAAATCATTATTACCTGATTCGGTTATTCAAAGAGTTTACGCTGCTTATCCTATTGAGCAGTTAATTGAGTTGATGGGATTACCAAAGATAAATAAGACGGTTGCGGTTGCAATGTCAGAAGAAAAAAAAAAGATTGATTCAAAGTGGTTCGACAATATCGGAGTAAGTGCTGATAGTGTTACTATTTTATTCGAGAGAGATTTTGAAGGACAAACGGATGAAGATTGCATAAACGAGTTTAAGAAACAAACTTTTAAGGATGAATTAACAGCCAATCAAAAAGCTATTATAGACCTTTTAAGCAAAGATATTTTAACACCTAGTGATAGTATTGCAAAGGTTTTAAAGATTACCACAAGCGAAGTAAACGACTTAATAAAAGGATTAGTAGAGAGTGGTCATTTAACCACAGGAAGCGAACCAACTAAGAAAGGCGAAAAGGCTAGTGAAGATGCAAAGACTGATAATATCGAGGTTAAGTATAAGTATGGTTGGAGAGCAGGGGTAACACCTGATAGCAATTCGAGGGACTTTTGTAAAGAGCAACTAGAGAAAAATAAACTTTACTCTCGTAGTGAAATTGAAAGTTTAAACAATGAACAGGATTTAGATGTGTGGGATAGTCGAGGTGGTTGGTGGAATAAAGGCGGTGTTTCAGTTCCTTATTGCCGTCATATTTGGAAACAGGTTGTAGTTAAAATAGATTAGAAATGGCAGTAAATATATTATTTATTTCAGAGCAATACATAAAAGATACTTCTTACATTGATGAGAATGTGGATATGAAGTTGCTACGTTCAAACATTATAGAAACACAAGATATTAGAGTGCCTCACATGGTAGGTACTGCTTTATACGAGGAACTAAAAACACAAATAAACGCAGGTACTTTAACAGCTCTCAATCGTACTTTGTTAGATAGTTATATTTCACCTTGTTTGAAGTATTGGGTTTTACACGATGGAGCTTATATCTTTCAGTATAAGATAATGAATAAGGGTATTGTAACACGTTCAAGTGAGAATACAGAAACAATACAGACAGGAGAATTAGATAGGTTAATGGATTTCTTTAAAGGGAGAGCAGAAGATTACCAAGAAAAGATTACCAATTATTTAGTAGAAAATCATTTGTCGTACCCTCTTTATTATAATGCAGGAAACGGAATAGACACGATTCATCCAACAGAAACAAATTATACTCAAGGGTGGTATCTAGGTCAGTCCGATAAAAAATGTTATAGAAAATATAGCTAAATGAAAAGAGATATTTCAAAGAAAGTAGAAAAGAAGGTGCGAGAGTACTTCGAGAAAAAGGATGACATTAAACAACGTAGTAGCAGAGTTAAACACAATAGCAAATAACCATTTGCAGATTCAAACTTTCGGGTTTGGGGATGTATGGGAGATTGCTACAAGTGGAGATATTCAGTACCCTATTATGTGGGTGTCATTAGATGGTGTAGATATTTCTACTCCTGATAAAACGGAAACATATAAGTTTTCTTTATTCTTTATGGATATAGTAAAGAATGGAGAGATAAATGAAACAGAGGTTTTAAGCGACCAGTTAAGTATAGCAAAAGATGTTTTAGCACAATTAAAGCATCCATCTTATGATTGGAACTTCCAGGATAACGTAAGTACATTAGAAGATTTCACAGAGAGATTCGTAGATAGTGTATCGGGATGGAAGATGAATATAGCTTTCGTTCTGCCATTCACGAGTGATAGATGTGCAATGCCATATGTAGGTAATGTATCACCGAGTGCAGTCTGTCCTGTTGTAACGATTTACGATTCAAATGGAAGTGTTTTAACAACGGTAAGTGCAGGTGGTACTTATACGGTTTCAAGTGGTGGAGCTTGTGCAGATGCAACGGTAAGAAATAGCGATAGTAGTTATTCAACAACGGTAGCAAGTGGAGGGACTTTAGTTTTACCTAATGAAACGATAACGGTAAATGTGAATGGAATATTTAACCAAACGGCTACATACATCCCATTAGATACAACAACTATTAATATAACGGCATAATGATAATAAATCTTACAGGGGTAGTTGAAACAAATAATTCAGCATTAACCGATGCACGTGATTTAAAATATGCTGCGTATGATAACACTGATAAAACTATTACGGGAACAACAGCAGAGACATATTTAGCAGGTTTATTAGTTCCAACATTAACAGCTAATAGTTCATTAGATTTCTTAGCTATAGCTAATAAAACGGGAACAGCAGGAACTATTGTTTGGAATTTATACTACAATACTACAAACAATATGGCAGGTACACCTGTAAAGATTGGAACATACACACACGCTGCAGCTTCATTGTATGGTGGTCAATTTATAAGACGAATAGTATATAAAAATTCTTTAACCAGTGCAATGATTTTTAGGGCAACAGTAAATTCGGCAAATGATTTTACCGCAAATTCTGGAGCAATGACACCGATAACCGCTGATTTAAGCGGAAAATATTTGATTATAACAGCTACTTTAACAAATGCAGCAGATACAGCAATTCTTTCATCATTTCAATTAATGCATATAAAACCATGATAACAATTAAAGCAATAAAAAATACTATAAAAGGTATTGATGAAAACGGAAAGACAGTAGAAAATATTGTTTTATATCCCGAAAGAGAACTAACCGAAAAAGAAAAAGAATCCACTATCAGTGTAGATTGTGATGGCGAAAATTATATTTATTTAACTTAAAAACATCTCTCCGTTGTGACTAAATTATTAGATTACTTTGATGTACCAGTGTTACATTGTGTAGCTATTGCGATTACATTTACTGATATAGAAAATGCCTTAAAATTGTTTTCTTTACTCTTAGCTATCGGCTATACTGTTTGGAAATGGAGAAGTGAATTTTTAAAGAAGGGCAAATGAAAAAGAAAACCGAATCCGTTATAACCATAACGAAGGCAAAGAAAAAAGGTATTAGCAAATGACCATTCTAACTTAAAGGATGACCATACAGACTTAAAGAAACGAGTTGAAAAACTAGAGGAATAATGGAGCTAAAAGTAATAAGAAAAGAGTTTACAGATAGTTCAACCATTGGCGAAATGTGGATTGATAATACTTTCTTTTGTTACACTTTAGAAGATGTGAAACGAGAGGTAAAAATCTACGGAGAAACTTGTATCCCATACGGACGTTATAAGGTGATTGTGAATATGAGCAATCGCTTTAAGGTTATGATGCCTTTACTTTTAGATGTTCCGCAATTTGAGGGAATAAGAATACACAAAGGGAATAAGGCAATTGATACTCACGGATGTATTTTAGTTGGATTAGATAAAACAAAAGATGCTATCTCGCTAAGTAAAATAGCTTATGAGAAATTAATGAAAAAACTAGAAGGTCAAAATAATATTTATATAACAATCGTATGAAAAACATAGCAGATATGTACAAAAGTGCAACCCCTAAGAAGTGGAGAAAGGTAGGCGATGCTTTATTAAGTATTTCAACTTTGCTAACTACCTACTCTATTGCGGATGATTGGGGCAAAGCCTTATCTATTGCAATTATCTTAACGGGTGTTGTGGGTAAGTTTTTAACTAACTTCTTTTCTGAGGACTAATGACGTACCTAAAGAATAATTATTTAACTTTAATTTTGTTTATAGTTTTAATTGCGTATATTTGTCGAAATAATACGTTAAAATATCAGCGTGATAACATTGAGTATAAAACACAAAAGGAGTTCATTATATCGCATTTAAAAGAGATTGAAAAGGAGTTGAACGGAATACAAGCAAAGAGTAAAATTGATTCATTAGAACGCAATAAAATACTTGAAAACTATGCAAAACCATTTCAAAGCAATCTTACTCTTAATCAGCTTAAACACATTCGGGATTCAATACGCAATAGCACAAGACACGCTTTGCCTAACCGCTAGAGAGTATAACGATTTATTAGTACGGGGTAATTGTACTGACATTATAAAGGCTGATTCCGTTTTACTTTGGGATAAAAGCAAAGAGATAAGTTTGCAGTCTGAATATATTAAAGGTCAGAAATCGCAAATCGCAATTTGCGAATCGCAAGTTAAAAAGTCTAAAAGACAAATCATAAAATACAAGTTCGGAATGTTTGGGGCGATTATCGTAGGGGTGGTTACTAATGTTTACTTAATCTTTAGATAATGGCTCACAAATCAGGCGAAGGGTTGCCAACAAAAACAGCAAGGGAATTAGTAAAACGATTTCCTAGTTCCCCTAAATTAACACTAGCTAAGAAGTTGTATAAAGATAATCCAAAAATTTACAACTCTATTGAACACGCTAGAGGCTGTATAAATAGGATAAGGGGGCTAGTTAATAGTACAAAAACTACTGATAAATCATTATTCCAAGAGCCTAAATTTAATTACAACCCGTTTAACTTACCCGAATCAAAGTCAGAAGCTAGGGAGGTTTGGCGATTACCAAAATCAATTTCTAAAGTACTTTTATTGTCGGATATACATTTCCCTTACCACGATAACGAAGCACTCACCACAGCCTTAAAATACGGGCAAAAAGAGAATGTAGATGCAATCTTTATCAATGGTGATATGATTGACTTTTACCAATTAAGTTTTCACGAGAAAGACCCACGAGTAACTTCGATAGCCGATGAACTTGAAATGGCTAGAGATTTCTTTGATACACTAAAAAAGAACTTTCCAAAGGCTTTAATTTATTACATTACAGGAAACCACGAGCATAGACTAGAAAGATACCTACGAGTTAAAGCACCTGAATTATTAGACGTTCAAGAGTTTAGGATTGATATTTTATTAAAGTTAGGAGAGAAAGGCATTCACTATTTGCCACACGGGACAAAGTGTTACTTTGGTAAATTGTTGGTTGAACATGGGGATAAGATGAAAGGTAGCGGAGGTGTTAATCCTGCCCGTTCTTTATTTGCTAAATTGAAACGACACGCTATTTGTGGACACTTTCACAGAACTTCAGAAGCTACGGAAAAGGTATATGATAGTGATGTGGTAGTAACTTATTCTACTGGATGTTTGTGTGAATTAGAGCCTAGATATATGGAAGTAAACAATCATAATCACGGGTTTGCAGTAGTAGAAATGGACGGAGAAAATTTCAGAGTAAGGAATTTAAAAATTGTAAACGGAAAGGTGTACTAATGTTTGATAAACTAATAGACTTCTGTATAAGCATAATCGACCACATAAACCCTGTATTTATTATAAGGGAATATCAAGAGGCTGTATTTTTACGCAACGGAAAGTTTAATAAAGTTCTAAAGAAAGGGATCCATTTTAAATTGCCTTTCGTAGATGAGTACATCCAACAACACACGATGCTTACTACCTTAACTTTACCTGCTCAATCTTTGGTAACATTAGATGAACAAAATATAGTTATAAAATCGGTAGTTAAATATAGGATAGTAGATGTTAAGACATTTTGTTTAGAATTGTTTGATAATGTAGATGCTATTTCTGACATCTCTCAAGGTATTATAAAGGGTGTTATTATGAGTAGTGAATGGGTTAAATGTATAGATAATGACATTGACAACCTAATAACTAAAAAGGTTCGCTCAGAGGTAAAGAAATACGGAGTAGAGATTATTCAAGTAACTTTAACCGACATCGCAAAAATCCGCACAATCCGTTTAATAAATGAAGGACAATCAGTTGTTTGACACTCTAGAGGTTTATGAGTATTCGATAAAGTTTAACCATAACCTACCCATTGACTTTCCTTATGATTCTAGCTTTGATATTCAGGTTGTAGGGTGCTTAATTATACTTTTTAGTATAATACCATTTAGTACAAAACAATAGGCTCAAGTGTCCTTTCACTCGACATACACTCACGCAACCTATTCACTACCATTAAGAAATCAACAAAATTCGGTAGTGTTTAAAAAGGGCAATATACTTTTTCTTTTTTCTCTTTAATGCTTTTCCAATCTTTCGCCAATTTTTCTTTGATAGCCAATCTTATGAACTTGGACACGTTTACATTGTAGGACTTTAAAACCTTTAATGATTCTGATTGTTTATCTGAAATCATAATTACCTGTCTATTAGTTAGTTTCTCCATTTTATTGCAATGTTTGTTACGTTTAGCCATTAGTTA